TCACTTCCTGGCCAGAATCCGCGCCACCTTCTCGAGACTGCGGCCGCCAAAATAGGCGGTAAGCACGATCATCGCCCATTGCGCGACGTCGCCGTTGAGCGCGGGCGTCGAGCCCCAGCCGAGCACGCGGTCCCACACCACCACCTTCCACACGTAGATGATGAAAGCGAAGGCAAACAGCGGCCGCGGCAGCGCCGTGTACCAGCGCCCCTGCTCGGCGATGACCAGTTGCGTTGCCAGTTCCCGCTCGCGCGTCTCGACGGCAAGCTCGCGCGCGGCGAGATCGGCCGCGACCTTCTCCGAGGTATTCTCCGAGGACAGCTTGGCGCGGTAGGCGTCGACCGCGGCCCTGGCAAACGGCCCGCCCAGCAGATTGCCGAGCCAGCCAAGGACGGTGGCAAGCATCATTCAGCCTTTCCGGCCGTGCGGCGACGCGCGAGTTCGGTGATGAGGCCGATGGCGATCACGTAATACGGAATGTATTTCGGTTGCAGGATGGTCTGGATGGCGCCGCTCACATTCGGATCGCCGGCAAGGCTCTGCCCGCTCGCCAGCAGCAGGCCGGCGAATGCGACCAGCCGCGCCCACAGGATGGTGACCGAATGCCGGAACGCGGCCTTGATCTTTTCCCCCATGACGTTAGGCGCCCGGCTTGGGTGCCGCGTTGGCGGCAGCCGTCACCGCCGCGACCGCCGGCGCCTGTACGCCCGCCGCGATGCCTTGCAGCGCGTTGCCGAGGCCGTCGATCTTGGCGTTGAGCGCCGCGACGTCGCCGGAAGGAAGCGTGGTCGCGCGCGTCACCGCCGAGCTTGCGGCGGCCGCGACCGTGTGAATATGCGCGCAGAGCCAATAGCCGAGCGCGGCGCCGGCAACGGCGCCGGTCAAAAGAAAAGTCAAAGCGAGTTCCATGTTGCTCTCCTCATGTGATGCTGAAGCCGTCAAGCCGGCTTGTCCTGTTGCCGCAGCGCCCGCCAGCGCCAAAGCGCGTAAGCGACGATCGCGGCGGCGATCGAGGCGACGGCGATGGCCGCGACCATGCCGGCACTGGCGCCCGATTGATGCGCTTGGCGGGCGGCGGCCGCACCCGCGGCGATGACCGCGCCGGCCGAGCCGTGTTGCACCACCCTCGGCACAGGCACCTCGCCTTTGCCGGCGCTGGTCGTCGCAGGCGGCGGCGCGAGCGCCGCGCCCGCGGCAAGCTGCAGCGAAAACGCTTTCACCTCGGCGACGCGCGCGCTCCATCCTTTGCCGAACACGCCCCAGGTCTTCAGCGATTGCAAAAAGCGCAGGCGTTCGTCGCAGATCGTCACGATCACCTTTCCGGTGTCGCGCCTGGCGAGCGCCGCCAGCACGTCGTCGCCAGTGCGCCAATCGTCGTCGCGCAGGCCGAGCACGCGGTGCAGGACGCGGCCGCTGCGGCCGATGCCGGAATTCACGCCGTAATCGAACACCGCATTATCGACGCCAGCCGGCAATACGTCGCAGCGCTGCGCCGCCCAGTATTTGTCGCGATAGATCGCCTTCGCCTCCTCGACCGTCATCGCCCGCACATCGGCGGCCGAGGCGCCCGGCTTCACGTATTTGCGGTAGTCGGCGATGGTGATGCCGAAATTGGTCGGCCCGCCCGGATCGGCCGGATGATTGGTGTAGCCGCCCTCGTGCGCCAGCAGGCGCGCGAGCGCGGCGTCGTAGGACGACGCGGCCATGGATTCGTTCCGTGCGTTTAGCGATTGAATGGCGCGGCCGGCGCGGAAGGCGTCGAAGACTGTGCCAGCCGCAACCGCGCGACGTTCATGCTGCGGCGAACCGCTCAGTTGTAAATGCCGGTGCCGTCGTTCGTGCCCGCGGTGTCGCCGGGGAAATAGCTGGCGCCGCCGCCGCTGGTGTCGATAAGGCTCAGCGTGGCAACCGCGTAGCGTTTGCTGCTGCTGCCAGTCGAGCCGCTGAAGGTGCAGCCGGAAGAAACGAGCATCCCCATGCGACCGGCGGAGGCAAAGCCGGACGAGAAAACCGGCGAGCCGCTCAGAGTGATGGTCTTGCTGTTGCAGGTGATATTGCCCTGCGTCGCGGGGGCAAAGTGCGAGGCCGCATTGCCGGAAATCGTATAGTTGGAAGAAACGAATATGGCGCCGTTGCGGATCGTAGCCAGGTGCGACCCGGTCCCCGTAGCGCCAAAGTTCATGTTTCCAACGATGTTGATCCTTGCGCCATCGCTTGCTTGCAGCGCCGCGGCATTCGTCGTCGTTATGTTGAACCCCGCTATGAGCAGCTTGGGCGAGGACGAAATATTGCTGGTCGAAACGGGCGAGCCCACCGCGACCGCCACGCCGGACGTCGGGGCGAGGATGCAATTCGTCGGCGTCGTCGTGTTGCCTTGCAGCAGCACATTGCCGCCGCCGGTCCAAGGGTCAGAAACGACAATATTGCCTGTGTAGGTTCCGTCTAGCACCTGGATCGTGACGGTGTAACCGGCGAGATCGAGCGTCGAGGCAATCACGTTGATTGCATGTTGCACGGTCACGAACGCGCCGCCCGAACTATTGGCGAGGCCGTTGTTGGCATCGCTGCCATCGGTGCGAACATAATAGGTGCGGTTGGCCGCAAGCATTTCGCGCGGCCCGCCGGAAGCCGGAAACGACACCTTGCCGGTCGCCGCGGCGATTTTCAGTCCTTCGACCCAGGTCGAGCCGTCGGGCGAAACCTTGAAATGGAAATCGTCGTCGCCGATGAGCCCGATTTCGGCGCGGCCGGAATAATTGTCCTGGAACAGGAACGAGGCGGTGTTGCCCGCGGCCGATTTGCTCAGCTTGTAACGCAGGTCGCCGCTGCCGCCCTCAGCCACGCTCTTGGCCGCGAACAGCGTATTGTTGAGCTTGGCGCTCAGGGGATTGGTCGAGTCCGCCGTGGTGCCGACGCCGAGCAGCGGCAGGTTCTGAAGCGATATCGACGATATGAAATCGCTCCAGGCCGTGCCGTTCCAGATCAGCAAGGCGCCCTCATCGACGACAAAGGCGCACCAGCCGGTCTGCGGCGCGCTGAATTGCCAGGCGCCGTCCTGCCAGGCGGCGACGGCGTTGTCGTGGCCGGCCCAGGCGCCGGTGCCGGCGCTCTTGACGATCCAGCGCTGGCCTTCCGAAGGCGAGCCCGGCGGCGCCGAGAGATCGCGGTCGAGCACGGCAAGCTGCACCAGCGTGTCGAGGATGCGCAGCGCGTCGTTGTGGGTGACGTGCTTCTGCGCCTGGCTGCCTTCGATGCAAGGCAGGCCGAGATTGACGGTGTCGGTCATGATGTCCGTTGCTTACGGGGTGAGCGTGGCGGCGGCGGCGAACCCCGCCCCGACGGTTGCGGAAAGCTGCGTGACGCGCACGCTTAACGATGTCTGGGCCGCGCCAAAATCGGCAAGCTCGTCGGCCGCGGCGTAGAGCGCTTCCGGCGCATCGGCGGCAAGCGTGCGCACCACCTCGCCGCCGGAGAGGATATCGACGGTGTACTGCTCGCTGTCCTCGCCGAGCGGCACCTCGCCCACCCAGCTGTCGCCGTCGATGCGTGTGCGGCGGATCCAGGTGAACGACACGCCGTCATCGCCGCGCGCCGCCTTCACATGCACCGGCGAAAGCGGCCTGAGCGCGGTCGCCTGCGGCGTCGCTTCGAGCGCGAGCGCGGTCGCGTCGCCGTAATCGCGGCTGGCGGCGACCACACGCAGTTGCAAAGTCCGCTCCAGCGCATCGAGCCCGCTGGCGATGGCAGCCACGTTGCGGTCAAGCAAGACGAACGGCGAGTGCGCCGGCAAGGGATCGCCCATCGCCCATTCGCTGCCGGCCTGGCCGCGCAGCAGGCGCGACAGGCTGTAGGTCCGCTCGCCGACCAGTTCGGCACTGGCGAACTGAATCACCTCCCAGGCGCCGTCGGCGCGCTGCACCGCCGCCGCATTGCCGCCCGAGAACACCGCGTCGTCGGACAGCGATGAAAGCGCGCCCCCGTAAAGCGCGACGCGGAAGCTCGCACCATGCCACCGCGCGGTCGGCCCGGCCGGCAGATCGTCGAGCGTCTCGCCGATCACGGCCGGCGCGAATACGAACGCGTTGCGCTGGAAACTTTCGCCGTCGCTCGATGCCCACACCGCCACGGTCCCCGGCCAGGGATCGGCGAACACGGCAAGCCGCGCCAGCACCGGCGGCGGCTGCGAGGTCAGCGTCGGCAGATCGAGCACCTGCGCATGCACAGGTCCGATCGCCGCCGGCGCTGCCGCCGCGCGCCGGCGCGGCGGTTCGAGCGCCAGGTTGAAAACGTCCGGGTCGATCGACAGCGCGCGCACGGCACGGCTTTCGGTGTCGCTCAGCTCATCGATTTCGACGAGCCGCCGCCGCCCGTTGACGGTGAGCCCCACCACGTCATTGAGGGAAAGCGACAGCCGGCTCGGCGGCAGCGCGAATTCGGCGGTTTCGCGGCCGGCCCACAGATCCTGTAGCCAGATCTCCGCGCGCCGTTCGGCCTCGCTGTCTTCGGTCACAACCGCGAGGTCGGCGTGCGCAGTGCGCGTCGAACCGCCGACGAGGCGGCGCGACGATGCGGTCCCCGCCTGGTAGTCGTCGCCGATATTGGTGAAGCCGATCGAAACTTCGCGCGGCAGATCGCTCTCCTGCGTGCGCGTCAACCGCGCCGGGGCCGCATCGTCCGGCAGCACCAGATCGTCCTCGCCGAATTCGGCGGCGGTCGCCCCGCCGCGCGGGCGGAAGCGCAGCACGCCGTCCTCCTCGGCCGCATCGAATGCATAGGCGAGCGCCAGCGGGTCGAGCATGGCGCGCGGGGCCATCGGGCGATCGACCACGTAGCCGGCGGGGCCGGCGCCGAGTTCGCTGGTGTCGGCGTCGGTCATGCCGCTGTCGGCGAGCACGGCGGCGACCAGCGCATCGAGCGGCGTTGCGCCGAGCCGGCCGGTCAGCCAGTGCCCGGTCTCCCAGTTGGACGCGTCGGCCCACACATCGCTCGAGGCGGGGAACGCCGGAAAAGGCCGCGCATCCCAGGTCCACAGGTGGATGGCGTCGGGCGCAAACATGCGCCCGCCATAGACCGTCGACACGGGGTTGAGCGTGCCGTCGCCGAAAGCCGGATCGAGCGCTCCCAGCACCGCCTGCAAATGGCGGCGCTGCATCAGGTCGTCGCGGCTGCCGTTGGAAAAATACGGCAGCCCGGATTCCGACGACTTCGCATCGGGGAACGAACTCGGCTGGTTGGCGCCCTTGTCCACCGCCGGGCAGCCGATTTCGCTGAGCCAGATCGGCTTCGACTGCGGCACCCAGGCGGTCGGGTCCGTCAACTCGGCGCCGCCGACGCGCTCGTAATGCGGCTGCGCCCAGAAATTCCACAGGTCCTTCTGCCGGAATATCCACGGCTTGCCGAGCCCGTCGGTGATCGGCGTACGGGTCTGCGCCGCGCGCGCGTCGGCATCGGCGTAATACCAGTCATAGGCTTCCCCGCGCGTCAGATTCCCGGCGAGATAATCGAGCCGGTACGGGCTGTCGGCGAGCGCGCGATCGAGCGCGCCCAAGTCGTCGCGCCAGTCGGCGAGCGGGGCGTAGTAATCGATGCCGACGGCGTCGATTGCCGATGAGGCCCACAAGGCGTCGAGCGGAAAGCGCACTTCCGCGGCATCGCTGTCGACGACATGCGCGCCGTATTCGGTCCAGTTGGCGCCATAGGTCACGACGGTGCCGCTGCCGAGCAGCGCCTTCACATCGGCGGCGAGCGTGGCGAGCGCCGCGACTGCCGGGTAAACGCCCGAGGCCGAACGCACGCGCGTGAGCGCTTCCAGCTCCGAGCCGATCAGGAAGGCATCGACGCCGCCGGCATCCGCCGCGAGCCCTGCGTAATGCAGCACCATGTTGCGGTAGTTCCAGTCATCGCTGCCGCCGCTGAAGAACGCATTGACCTGGTCCGCCGCCGCCGACGTGCCGTCGGGCGAACCCGCCTGTCCGGGCGCCGGATCGCAGGTGATGCGGCCGCGCCAGGGATAGGCCGGCTGCGGTGCGGCGCCGGTCCACGGATTGGCGAGCGCGTTGCCGGCCGCAATGTCCATCATCATGAACGGGTGCAGCGTCACCTTCAGCCCGCGCGCCTTGAGCTCGGCGATGAGGTCGCGCACGCTTTGATCGGACGGCGTGCCGCCATAGGCCGGGCGGCCGTCGACGGTCGACACCGCATACGCGTCGGCGCGGGCAACACCGGCGACCGACCAGGTGGCGCCGTAGGTTTCCTTTTCGGCGTTGTCGACGCCCGGCACGATACGGCACGCGCCGGCGCGCAGATCGGTGCCGAACCAGGCGACCGCGACCGCGACACGCTCGACATTTGGCGCCTCGGCCTGCAAATCGTCGAGCGACGCGATCACGTCGGAGGCGGCATAGGTCACGTGCCGGTTTTCCGCGGCCGACTGGCCTGGCCCGAGCGTCTGCGTCACCGTGCCGGTGGCATAGCCGAACTCGGTGGTGCCCGGGATCAGCGTCACCGCGCGGATCATCTTTTCAAGCTGGCCGATCGGCCGCACCAGCTCGAACGACAGTTGCGGGATGCGGTTGCCGAAATTTTCCAGCGGCAGCCGCTCGAACACGACGTAAGCGAGCCCGCGATAGGCCGGCGCGACGCCGTCCTTGGCCACGATCAGCGGATCGGGCGCCTGTGTCTCGTCGCCGGTGTAAATGCGCACGGTCAGGCCGGTGAGGTCGAGCGGCTTGCCGTCGGCCCATACCCGCATCACCGCGCCGATCGGCCCGTCGCACAGGCCGACCGCGAAATTGGCAAAATAGGAATAGGTGGTCGTGGTGGTGGCGCCGGCGCTGCCGCCCATGCCCTTGCCGCCGCCTTCGCTGTCGGTCGCGACCACCTCGTCCAGATTGGTTGCCCAGATCACCTGGCCGGCAATGCGGGCGCGGCCGTAGATGCGCGGGAGGGCCGCGCCCTCGGTCGAGGCCATGACGGTCAGGTCGGAAAGCCGCGGGCCCTCGACCGCGCTGTTGCGGCGCGCGCCGAACAGCACCTGGTCGATGACGTTGCCGGCGACCGCGCCGATGAGCCGCCCGACAATGGCGCCGACCGGCCCGAACACCGAACCGCCGGCGGCAGCGCCGGCGACTGAAAGGACAAGCGATGCCATTAGCCGGCAACTCCCGGAAAGCGGAACGCGTAGGCAAGCCGCCGCCGCCACCAGGGCGCGATGGCGACCTCGGCGACCGCGGCGCCGTCATGCGCGTGCACCATGCTGGCAGCGCCGGTAACGATCGCCGCATGCTTGGCCGGCAAATGCGCGCGCCAGCGGAACAGCAGCACGTCGCCGGGACCGAACCGATCGGGCGCGATCGGCGTGAGATGCCGCGCGGCGGCCTCCGCCAAGGGCTCGCCGCTTGCGGCCTCCGCCCAGCCGGGCCTGTAGGGCGGCGCGCGTTCCGGCTCCGCACCCACCGCGGCGCGCCACACCCCGCGCACCAGGCCGAGGCAGTCGCAGCCGACGCCCTTGAGCGAGGCCTGGTGCCGGTACGGCGTGCCGATCCAGCCGCGCGCCTCGGCGACGATGATGTCTCGCGTCGGCGTCATGTCAGCTTTGCAGGCTCGAACCGTCATGGCCCGGCTCGCCCGCCACCGGATAACTGATGATGAAATCGTTGCCGGGAATGTGCGGGAAGCCGCGAAAGTTCACGGCGTTGCTGAAGCGGTTCAAGCAGGTCGCGAAGCGTTTGTCGCAACCGGCGGTGACGGCAAAGGTGTCGCCCGGCGCGATCGGTTGCGCCATCGCCTGCCAAAGCACGAATGACACCGCGCCGCCGCTGTTAAAGTGAGACTTCACTTCAACCGCCGACCCGGCATTGGCGCCGCCGGTGAAGGTCAGCTTGCCCGCCGTGAACCAGCCGTCGTCGAAGCCGTCGAGCCCGCTGGCGGTGAAGGCCGACGCGGCGGTGAGCGCCGCCACCGTGCCGCTGCCATGATAGGCCGCGTTGGTCAGATCGACCGTGCAGCGCGCATCGCCGAGATCGGCCGAACAGGTGGCGGTGTAGAGCCGGCCTGAATCCTCGGCGAGCTTCTGGCTCAAGCCGCGCACTTCCGCCGTGAAAGCAGTGCCCTCGCGGCGCACTTCGCCGAGCGAGCCCTTGGCGATAAGCACGCGCAGGTCCGGTTCGCTCCAATCGACCAGCCAAAGCTCGACGCCCGCCGCGTCGTAGCGGCCGGCGGCAAGATCGTCCTCGTTGAGCGAGTCGTCGGCGAGCGCGCCGGATATTTCGGAGGAATCCACCGCCATGCCGAGCTTGGTGGTGACTTCCGAGCCTGTCAGCCCGCTGCCGGCCAGGCAATTCACGGCGCCAAGGGCAACGTCCTCGTCGTGATCGGTGAAGCCCTGCGTGAGGCCGTCGTTGCGCGTCACGATCCAGCAGCGGCACAAGGTGGTGACACCCGAGTCGAGTTTCGTCTGCAAGGCGGAGGGAATGGTTCTCATAGCCTGATCTCCACCAGCGGGATTTTCGGAATAGCGCCGGCGGCAAAGGCCGAAAGATCGACCTCGAGATAGTCGGTGTCGAAACGCACCGGGACGTCGAACAGGAATCCGGCGGTGACGGCAGCCCCGCTCGCCGGCACATGCCCGGAAAGAAACGTGACGATGCCGCTCGTCGTGTCGAGCGTGAAGTCGGTCCCCTCCGTCACCTCGCTGCCGGCGACCGCCACCCGCACGCTGCCGGCGACCGGCTTTGCGATCGGCCGCTGATAGGGCGAATCCGCGCCGTAGGTCTTGACCAGGGCGAAGGCCGCGGTTGCGCCGTCACCGAGCCCGATTGCCTGGTCGGCCGCAGCGACCGCGGCGTCGGGCGCGGCAGAGGAATGATCGAGCCGGTCGCGCCAGCGGAACCCGTACAGCCGCCCGCGCCGTTCCTCGAAAAATGCCAGCACCTGCGACAATGAATCGTAGCTTTTCACGCCGTAACCGGCGTCGTAGCGCCGCCGCGAATGCGCCCAGCGCGCGTTGCGCTCCTCGGCGCCCGAGCCGAGCGCGACCACATCCGTGCGCCGTTGCGGTCCGCCCGCGCTCTTGAGCGCGATATCGAGCGGAAACAGGATTTCGTGGAAGGCGGTCATCACAGGTTTCTCTGCCCTCTGGCCACCGCGCGCGCGATCTGCCCGGTGAGATAAGCCTCCGAGCGGCGGAAGCTGCCGACGTCCGGCGTCGCGATCTGCACGGTGACGTTGGGCGCTGCGCCCGCCCCGCTCATGGCGATGCCGAGGCGGCCGTCGCTGCCGCGCGACAGCGGCACGATCGCTTCGGGGCCTGCTTCGCCGGCGAGGCCAAGCCCGCCGGGGGAAAGCGGAAAATAGGTCGGCGCCCCGATCACCCCGCCGGCAGCGAAAGGCTTGATGCCGCCGCCCTGCATCTTGACCGGCGCGCCGAACAGCCCGCTGAACACCTGCCCCAGTCCGCCGCTGAGCGCGGAGGTGATGCCGCCGGCGACCGGCACGAACGCCTGCGCCACGGTGAGGCTGGACAGGCGGAGCGCCAGCGACTTGAGCACGTCGTCGAGCTGCTTGCCGCCGGCGGCGGCTTGCGTGAAGGCGCGCGTCATGGCGCTGGCAAAGCCATTGGCGCTCACGGTGAGGGCGTTCGACTGGCTCTGCAAATTGGACAGCGCCGTGGAAAGATCGCCGGCCGATGCAATGGCGCCGGCCGTCGGATCAAGGCTCTGGTCGGCCATCGGGATATCTCTTCATCAGTTGTCTGAGCGCATCGCGGCCGAGCGGCGGCCCGCGCCCGCTCGCAGCCTCGATCGCATAGGCCAGTTCGCGCGGCGTCATGCGCCAGAACTGCTCCGGCGGAAGCCGCAGCACTCCGAGCCCGAAGCCGATCGCCTGGCGCCAGGGAAACGGGCGCATTTCGTGCTCACTCACCGAACGTCGCCTCGATCAGCGCGGCGGCGATGCGCACATAGCCCTGCGCGCCATCGGCAACGGCCATGCGCGCCACGTCGCCGTCGCTCACATCGTCGCCCGCCCCGCGCAATCCCGCGCCGATGATGCGCGTCAGGTCGAGCGCGGTAAGCCTGCCGCTGCCCAGCCGCTCGGTCAGCGCCACCAGGTCGGCGGCGCCGAATGCGGCTTCGAGTTCGGCAAGCGCGCCGAGCGTGAGCACCAGCTTGCGCCGGGCGCCCCCGATCTCGGCTTCGATCTCACCGCGGTGGTGATTGGGCATGTCAGGCCGCCGTGAAGGTCAACTCGCCCGCCGATTCCAGCGCCACGTCGTAGGTCACTTCGCCGTTGTGCTCGCCGGCAAATTCCAGATTGGTGAGCTGGAAGATGCCCTGCACCGCGCCGAAATCCGGGATCACGATCTGGTAATCGAGCAGGCTGCCGTCGAAAAACGTCTGCCGCATCGAGGCGTCGGTCGCGGCATCGGTGAACAGCCCGCGCCCGGACACCGAGGCGCGCTTGACGCCGGCGCCGTCGAGTAGCTCGCGCCAGCGGTTGGCGCTTTCGGCATGCGTGATGTCGACGGTCTCGGCGTTGAACGCCAGCCGCCGCGTGCGCAAGCCCGCGACGGTGGTGTATCCGCCTGCCCCGTCGGAAATCTTGACCAGCAGGTCCTTGCCTTTTTGGGCGGTCATGCAGTTGTCCTCTTATGAAACGGGCTCGGTCACCGCGCGGAAACGCACGGCCGCGTGATAGGTGCGGCCGTCGGCCTCGCGGCGGATGTCGGCGACGGCGAAGCGCAGGTTGACCAGTCGGTGATCGGTCAGCGTGAGGGCTGCGTCATCGAGCGCCTGCAACAGTGCGCCTGCGATCACATGCGCTTCCTTGTGGCCGCCCTGCCGCGACCAGGCGTGCAGCATCAACTGGTGTTCCTCGGCCGGCTCGGCGTCGGCGGAGAAATCGGCAACGCGCGTTTCGCCCAGCGTGACGTAGGGAAATGCAGCCGCGCGCGGCGGCTCGTCATAGATTTTCGGCCCGCCGAGCACGGACACTAGCGCGGCATCGGCGGTGAGCGCGTCGTGGATCGCGGCGCGCAGGGCGGCGGAAGCGGCGGTCGGCATGATCAGTCCTCGCGGATTTCGGCGTCGATCTCGAGAAAGCGGCGGTCGGCGCCCGGCCGCGCCGCGACGACGCGATAAACGGCGGCGCCGTCCTGAAACGCGTGGCGCGTGGTGACGTCGTCGCGATAGCGAATGACGATCGTGTAGCGCAGCGCAGCGCCCAGACTGCCGGCGGCGATGTCGACGCGCTCCGACTGCGGCACGACTTGCGCCCACAGCGTGGTCCCGGTTGCGTAGCTTCGCGTCACCCCGCCCTCGCCGTCATCGCCTTCCACCGGCGCCAACAGCAGCAGCCGGCGGTTGAGGTCGCCGATTTTCGTCGATGGGTCGCTCACAGCGACAGCATCCGGTAGGGCGCGATCAGCGCGGCGACGGTTGCGGGCAGCACCGAATAATTCGCCCCGGTCGTCACCAGCCCGCGGTTCTCGTACCAATGCGCGGCCAGCAGGCGGATCGCCTGGCGCAGCGGCTCCGGCACATCGACGGCGGCATCGCCGTAACCGACCGTCACGTCGAGCTCGATCCCGGCCGCGGCGCGGCCCGGCGCCGGCAACGGCGGGGCCGCGAGGCCAGGCGCAAAAATCAACTCGGATGCGCCCTTGTCGAGCGCGAAGGCGGCGGTGTCGAGCGCCTGCGCATTATTGTCGAAATCGTAGACACGCACGGCACCGAGCGCTTGCAACGGCGCCGGCACGACGATGAGCCTGCCGTCATCCGGCCAGGCGTCGATCGCGATGCGCCAGCTTTGCGTGATCAGTGCGCGCCGCGTCTGCGCCTCGATATGGATGCGCGAGCCGGAAATCAGCGCCGAGATCACGTCGTCATCGTCGCCCGTCTCGACGCGCAGGAAGGCCTTTGCCTCGGCGAGCGACAGCGGCTCGAGCGCGGGAGCGGTCAGCAATATTGAACTCAT